AGCCGACGCGCTGCGTTTTGCGCATTCGCAAAACTGTTATTGAAATTCCCATTTAGCTTTGCCTGAATTTCAAACAGTACAGAAAATACAGTCTGCGCACCTGCCAAATGCTCACCCCCTTATCAAGGCAGCCGCCCCTTTGCAGGGCGGCTAACCTTTTATCTTCTTTGCCGTTCTTTGATACGGCGGTTATCTTCTTCGATCATCTTATTGCATATCCGAATGTACAAATTCAGCTCCGCGGGCGTTCTGTCCATGTATTCAAACGGACTGCCGCCCGCGTATTTAGCGAGCCTGAAGCTTTGTTCCGTATACCACCAGAACGGGTTAATTTTTAGTAACCCGTTGCAAGCAAAAAATTTCTCGCGGCGTTGGTAATGCGGTGATAATCACCCATCGGCATAGCCTCCAGCACATCCGGCAAAATCTTTGCGGCGCGTGCCGCAATCCGGCACTGGTATACCTTGGACGTTTCAGCGGTGTAGGCGCTTTCACCGACCGCCTGCATTTCCCGCTCGATCGCGTTCATGTCCCTGCCGGTCAGTCTGGTAAAGTCAAACTTGATCGTTTCGTACCGCTGGCCTTCCCACTCAAAAGGCTTCTTGAAGCGGTGCGTGTATTCGCCGTTCGCGCCGTCCAAGCCCTGCACATGGTCGCCCACGGAGGGCGCTGCCGCTTCCATGTTGATTTCCGTGCCCGGTGCAAGTTCTGCCACGTTGTCATTGTTTTTCGTTTCTTCGTTCATGATCTGTACCTCCTGTTATTTACATGCCGATATCCCGGCGTGCCTTTGCAAGCCAATCCTTGCCGTTCATAAAGTAAATGAAATTGATCGGGTCAACTTCCGTTACCTTGACACCGTTAATGAAACTCGCGAAATAGCTTACCGAAAATTCGACCGAAGTATCAGTCGGGGACGCCGGTGCGACCTTTCCAGGGCTATACTTCAGCGGCGCTCCGATAATCACATGTTTTACCGGTGTCGTTTCATATTCGCCCGCTTCCGAATTCCAACGCTGCTGCGAAGCCATAAGCGTAAGTTGATGCGCGCGCGGCTCCATCAGTTTTGTAACTTCCGTTGTGACGCTGCGGAAAGTGAGTTTCAGGCTCATAGATTCTACATGTCCCATAAAAGGCCCATTGAACGCACCGGAAATCCCAGCGCCTTTGATTTCCTCAGCAATCGCACCGATTTCCGGCAGTTCGACTTCTGCCATTCCGAAATAGAAGATTGCATCCTCATACACACGGTAATTCAGTGTGCCATTGTCTACCTGCATTTATATTCCCTCCTTTATGCGAACAGCGCGGACAGGTATTCCACATCATACTCCAAAATGAAATGCAGGTGCTTTGCAGGGCTGCACGGGGTAATGAAAATATGGAAGGCTGCTTTGCCTGCCATCAAAGAGGTGTCCGGGTTTTCATCCTCCCGGAATTCAACGCGCCCGCCCAGAATCTTTTCTTCATTGGTCAGCCCGTTCAACCAGATATTCATGGTATCACAAATATTGTCGATCAGGCGGCGGTTAAGGCGCTTGTCCAGTTTCTTCCAGAAGGTAAGTACAGCGGTATTTGCAACCCATCCAAACATCCGGGAAATGCAATAGAAATAATCCTTTACATCGGTGTTTGCCGGGAAGCACGCGCTTTCATTGCCCCAAAGGACAAAGCCGCCCATGAAATTCAGGGCGGTAACAATGCCCTGGCTGTTCAAATAGTTTGCCTGCTGCGGGTCCAAAAAGATTTCGTCGCTTCCCTCAACGTCAATTACCGCGCTGTTTGCCTGCAAATTTTTGTTGGAGGCGCTTTCGCAAGGGCAATCCCCGTTGTCGGTATCAACCTTTGCCATAAGTCCCGCCGCCTGCACCGAAAGATGAAACAGCTTTTCCCCAAGCTTTACCATCGGATAGAAAAGAATCTGATACTTTGAAAAAATATTCATCCTCTTTTTCCACTCCGGCGCGTCCGTGTAGTTCCGTACCACCGTTGTATCAATGTCGATCAGCGCCTTGCCCTCGAAAACACCGTTGATATTTTCCGCTTTGGCGGTCATAATCGCGGCAATTTCCGGCTTGTGCGACCAACCGGGGCAGATAACCAAATCCGGCACGATGCCAAACTTTGCAAAGGCAGCGTCTATCAGTTCAAAGCCGGTCGATTTCTTTGTTGCAACATTGAACCCGCCAATAATGTCCGAATCGGACACTTTCGACGGGTCCACCGCTGTAAACGCAATTTTGAGCTTGTTTGCCGTGTCAGGGATTGCGCCGCCCTCCAGAACCTCCAATATCAGGCTGTCATCGTCGTACAAAAGCCCGAAATCCTCATCGACCGCATATGTAGTGCTGCCGTCGTCGCTCGTTACCTCTACGCTTTCCGCGATTGCTTCAAACGGGAGTCTTGCCTGCCGGTCGATCACCTCATATTCCGCCGCTTCGACCGTCTTTTTATGCTTTTTCGGGTCAAGCACATTGACGAAAACCACCGGCGAAACGCCGTAAAGCTGAAAATGGGAATACATCACTTCGCAAAGCGTGTAATTCCGCCAATTATCGCTATAGCCAAGCGCGGAAACTGCTTCTTTGTAAAGCAGCGCCAAAACCGGGTCGTTCACCTTGCCTCCGACCTGCTGCACCGGGGCCGTTCCGACTACAAAAACAATGCCGGAGCCTGCGGTGCGTGGGGTCGATATGGAAGTTTCGACCTGTTCGCTTGTTATGCCATGTTCATAGCCAATTCCCATTTTTTACTCCTTCCTTTTCCGGCTCTGCACCGCCGTAACAACATCGGTATAGTATTTGTGCAGAATGTTCCCCGGCGTGCGTGCCTTCGCGCTTGCGTCTGCCAGACGATGCACTGGCACGATCAGCCGCCGAACCTGCGGATAATCCTCCAGCACATCTTAAAGATACCCGGTGATTTCCTCCATCGTCCCATCAAACGCCGCGCCTTAATTCAACGCGCCGCGCGGCAGGGGAGGCCCGACATAGACATACTTCGTATAGCCCGCCTTTTCGCTCTGCTGTGCTGTGGCGTTCGTTTCCTGTGCAGGGGTATTGTTTACCGCCCCCGCTGCTTCCTGCTGCTGTGCGCCGTTCTGCGGCTCTGCTGCGGCTTCGCTTTTCTTCTTTACACTTGCCATAAATTTACCTCGCTTTCCATTGCTTTCATACGCCATACGGACATCATTTCGCCCAGGTGATAGGGGATACGGGTATCAGAGTACATGACCGCTTCAAGCGGCGATTCAAGCACAAACTGCCGTCCTATGATGCCCTCCCGGAGCAGCGCAAGCCGAATGCGCGTTAAAAGATTCAGCAGCGCCAAGGCTCCTTCATCTTCTTCTTTCGCGTAGGTTGCGGCGATAATCCGCACCCAGCACCGGCACTCCATCGCCTTCCCCGGCTCCTGCTTATCCTCGCTCTTGATAAACTGAAGCAGGACATAGGGGACTTTGTTTGTTTTGTCTGCTTCTGTTTTCAGCCGCATTACAAATACTTGCGCCGCGCGTTCTTTGGGGCCTTTGCTGCCATGTGTCAGCATGACCGGCGAAAGCAGGTCTTTCGTTTCTTTCTCGATGAACGTTTTCAATTCATCAAGCAGCACAAAAGGTGTCATGATCTCCCTCCGTAACCGGCAAGAATCCGGCTTACTTCTTGTATGGTACGCTTTTCTATTGTCTCATTCGCTGCCTTTTCGACTTGCTCAATCACACCGGCGTTTCCGGCCATTCCTTTCATTGACGGCCCCGGAAGTTCCCTTGTCGGTGTCCTGCCGCGTGTTTCCCGCTCGAATATACCGACGTGACCGCTTTTCATTCTGGCAATAAAGGCATGTTCAAATTCTTCCTGTGAGCTTGATTTTAACGCCGAAGCTTTTACCTTTACCAGCTGTGTCGGCGTTGGCTGTTTTGGGGTTACATTAAACCGATATAACGGAATAACGCCGCTTGAAAAAGCGATTTCCCCCACCAAATCACCCGCGCTTGCCTTTTTCATGCGGATATTGCTTTCCGCCCGCAGGTCCTTTTGCCTGATTGCGTAAACCGTGCGAATTTGCCGCCCGGTTTCCACCCGCACGGTATCCAGCGCCCGGTTAATGACATTGAAAAAAGCTTTTTCCGGGCCGCCTTGGATGCCGTTCAATATGGATTCTACCCGCGCGGCCTGCTCGCTTGTAATCCCGATCATTTACACGCCTCCAAATTCCGTGAACGCTTGCAGATTCAGGACGATTTCGCCGCGCCAATTTTCGACCGTGACAATGTTGTACCAATCCCCATCAACAGCAATCTGTTTCCCTTTTCGGGGATCCGCCGTAATGTCGTCAAGGTCAATGTATACAACCAAATCGACCGAATAAATGCCTTCTGCATAGTCGCTTGACTGCTTTGCCCGGTCTTTTGCTGACACATAATCAATTACAACGGGAATCTTGTAATAATTCCCGTTGTACTCAATCGCTTTGATCTCCGCAAATTCGCGGGGATTATGAAATATCCGCTTGCGGTCCCGGTCAAGCTGCGCCTTGAAATCGCGCCGCATCTTACAGCACCTTTGCCACAAACCATGAATCCACTTCATGCGGTACAGGAAGCGGGCGGCTGTACATTTGCAGGAAGCGGCGGTCCGGGTCGTATTCCATCCAGCTTTTAGGAACGCGCACGCCCTCCATGGTAGAAAAGTTGTTGGTCTTTTTGTCGCCAAGCGTTACCGCGCCGTAATAACGGGAATATGCCGCCGCCGTGGATGCAAGCAAAGCCGTTCCGTCCGGCACAAGCGGCTTTTCCTCTGGCGCTGCCGGGTTTGTCCAGTCGTCAAGGAACCACTCCGTATAGGTGTAGATATCCAGACCCAGGCCGTTGATTGTGCCAATGTATGTAGTGCCGTCGATCAGCTCACGCGGCTTGATAACCGCAAGATCGTACTTTTCAACGTCAAGCATTTTTTGCACCTTGGCGTTACGAACAAAGACTTCTGCAACATCATCCGCAAGGATGCAGATATTACAGTTGACAAATCCGGTTTTCTGTACCTGCTTGCGCCACCGTTTCAGGTCTGCAATAGGGTCCGCTGTATCCTTGTTCCATTTATTCGCCGCCGTTGTAATGGTTTCGGTGTTAGTGAACCGAAAATTGATTACTTCGTTTAACCCGTCCCCAACAATCGGGATCGTGCCAGTATAAAGAGCCTGTGCGCACATCCATTCTTCGCGGCGGGTAATCATCTCATCCAGCTCCCGGAATTCTTGCGCCATCTTTTCTACGGCGCGGTCTGAGGGCGTTCTGCCGCTGTAGATATT